ATATTTGCGTATTCAATGTCTCTTTTTAATTCCTTACCAACTTTCGCCATTTGATATGCGAGTTCATCTCCGCGACCCGCATTTTTAACAACTTCATCAGTTCCAGAAACGCCTACTGATTTGCCAGATATTTGCGTATAATTCGACAAGCGAACTGTTGCTGATCTGGAATCCAAAGCATAGTCATCTCCTTCTTTTTGTGCGTTAGCTGCAGCTGCCTCTAATGCGTCCGTCTGCCACTCGTGATTCGTTTGCGTGGCTGATCCCTTTCCGGCGTTGGAAATAAATGGTGTCTCAACAGGTGAAATATTATATATAACGTCTGCGAGATCCTCTCGTATACCAACTCTCGAATAGGTTTCCGTGGTGTTACTCGGTACACCCATAGTTTTCTCCTATTTTTTGAAGAACATCTCCTTGAATACATCCTTTGCATCATCAAGATGTCCTGATTTTTTGAGTTTGCTCATACGATCATTAATACGTTTGGCATCATCGGAATCTTCGCGAATGTTTGAAGCGTTAGAACTAACTACTTTAGGAGCTTTATTAACTTTATTATTTGCTAATTTAGTTTTCTTTAGTTGATTATAACGATAAGCGTCCGCTAACATCATAACTGCCCTATGGTCTACCAACATAGAAATTTCCTGATCGGAATATCCTATTTCTTTAGCAAAGCTAATCAAGTTTTGATTAAATTGCTTTCCTTTAGTTTCGTCTTTATAAATTGGCAACTTTTCAGCCAAGAGCTGACGTTCTTTCGCAATATACTGTTTATAAACCTTTTCTTGCTCGGTACGTTGTTCTTGATTAATACGTTGTTGTTCTTGTTGTGCTGCTAGTTTTAATTCCTGTATTTTGTCATATTCCGCTTTTTGAACGGCGTATGACTGAGGATCATCTTGCGCCAACTTAACCCAATCTATGTCATCTTGCGCTTTCAAATTATCGGTTAAAACCTTTAATTGATCTGCGTATTGGTTTCGTGTAAGCTTGACTGCATCCAACTCTTTTTTTAAGCTATCTTGTTGTGAATTTAATTCACGACGTTGATCTCCTAAATCTTGAGTCTTTTTGGTATAGTCGGATTCTCTTGAGTAACCCTTTATTAACTCATCAAGGGTGACTTTTTGATTATTACCTTGTACAGTAATATCATAAAGTTCCTCTTCGCTTTCTAAACGGGTTTCGCCGTCATCTACTATGTCGTCGACGTTTATATCTTCCGAAAGTTCCGCTTGATCTTCTTCAAGGGTATTTTCCTTTTCTTTAAGATTGCTTTCCTTTTCTTCCGATATATTCGGTTTTGGCTCTTCGTTCCTTGCAGTCTTCGTGTCTAAAAGGGTCGCGATTGCCTGTGCTGTTTCATCTGTTGTGTAGGTTGGTTTTGAAACAGCAGACTCCTCGCTTTGAGGTTGCTCTGCCATTATAACTCCTTATTTTTTTTCGGTCTGTTTAGTCGCTAATTTTCCAGTCTCTAAAACAGACTTCAGTTGCACCAAAAGCGTGTCAAACATTCTTGTCATTAAGAATACTTTTTCACGTCCTTCGGAATCTCGTATCGGGGTGTTTAACCACTCCTGATGTAAACTCGTTTTAATTGTGTTTATAGCTTCAACAAATATTTCATCTTCTAATATTGCTTTTGCTCTTAAACCTCTTTGTTTTTCTTTTTCTAAATCCATTTATTCTTCATCATATTCCATATCGCCAAATATTGCGCCAGGTGATGTACTGTAATCTCTTGGAGCTTCTTGTCCCCCTCTATCATAACCCATATTAGATGGTTGACCTCCGCCTTGTCCGTAACCCATTTGCTGACTTTGTTGAATGGATTGATTCATTTGATCTTGAACTGCTTGTGTTTGCTGTGCGATGGCTGCTGCGTTTGCTGCTGCCATTTCTGCTTCTGAAAATCCTAGATTGCTTACTTGAACGGCATTGTCTGGAATTGGAGTATCAGGCATAACGACCTTTTGTTCATTTCCTATGTTATAGAATAATCCTCTTCTATTTAGTTCAGCCAACATTTTATCTCGTTTGGCTTTTTGTAAATTACCAAATAAAAAAGCAAAACCTGGATGATTTATTGCTCCGCTTTTTAAATCCAATACTCCACCTTTGCTCGGCAAATAACCTAAAGCGCTATTTTTTAACCAACCGCGTGAAATAAGATTATCTAAATATTCTTGATCTGTCATATTGGCTATTTCTTCATCGCTTGGAAGATATAACCCTTCTGGGTCATCTTCAGTGCGACCGGATTGTTTTTCATCATAAGATGATTGTCCAAACTGTTCTATGGGCTGACATATACCATCAACTAACATATAACCTTCTTGACAAGGATCTACAATTTCATCTTCTTGAACACTAAAATCAATTTGAGGATTTGGATATAGCGCGTCCGCAGGCAGTCCTTGTTCCGTTCTTAAATCAAACAAGTGGTTTCGTGTGGCATCGTTGGCGATTGTTTGATTAAAGCCACCGGAATCAATATAGGAATCAATTATATTTTGCGCACCCGTGCTTTGCATAAAAGGAGTGAATGCCATTATCGGTAACTTTCGCTTATCATCGCTGAATCAATAATCTTCGTTGCCAATTTTTCTTTTTCCATTTCCTTAACTTGTTGATCTTTTATTACTTGCGTCGCTAGTTTCTGCTCGTCTAAATTAAATTTTTTCATTTTTATAATGTTGTCGTCTCGTTGCTTTTGTTGTTTTAGTTGTATGTCCGCTTGATTCTTGGCTGCCCTCATTTGTATGTCTTGCGCTGCCAGTTGAATTGCCGGATCTGTTTCTTTTGGTTTTGGTGGCTGCGGAGGTTGTTGAGCAGGATTAAGGAAGAATTGACTCGCATCCTTATATCCACTATTTTGTAAATAATTTTCTAAAGTGTTGTAGATATTTTGTGGAGTAACTAATCCTAACCCTCCTGCTTGAAGCAATTTTTCTTGAACGCTTAATACCTTTTGCAAGACATCAAGCCGTTGGTCTTGATTGCCTGTTCCTAATCCAACTTGCACGGTGCAGTCATAACGATTCACCCATTCTCTAGGGTCAACCGAAACAAACTTTCCTCGCAGTTTGATTATTCTTTCTCTGTCCTGATATTCGCAGACCACAGAAAGAATATTCTTAAATAAATCTTTTACACCTTCAGCAAAACTTCTTGCAATCAACTCAATGCGTTGCGTTGAGCTGTTCATCATTTGATTAACTGATTGTGCAGTTGTATGACTTTTATTAATCGTGTCTGGGTTTAATCCCATTAATTGATTCGGAACTCCGGATCGTTTTTCTTTTAGTTGGTCTATCTTTCCTAACATAGCCAAACCGTCGTTTAAGAAGTTTGGTGTTTGCAAAGGCGTAACCGCGTTCGGAGATTTAACCCGCACTATTCCGCCAGCTCTGGTTGTAAGCAAATCATCTAAATTTGCTTGACCGTCTACGACAACTGTTCTCGCTGCGTTCTGCAAATACATATTATCGAGCGTCTGGCGCATTACTGACGTACTCATTAATTGAACGTCAGCCAAAAGATCGTACATCGACAATCCAAAAAACCTGAAAGGCATTGGAATCGCCACGCACATTGCGAAAGGTAAAATAGTTATTTCTTCATTCTCAAGAATGTTATAATTGTTATAACCGCTTCCGCCGACAATGATTTTTCTTAATTCCGCTATGCCGTCTCCGTCAACGTCCGCCTTCATATAGCATTCGGTTATTTGAACCACGCGCATTGAAGGATCAATGTTGTTGACTTCCAAATCAGTCGTCGCGTCGTCATAGCTTCGCCTGATTTGCGCTTCGGTGTTAAAGACTTCATCTTCGGCGCTTGGAAGATTTTCAACATCGGATTTCTTGAATCCCATATTGATTAGTTCGGATACTGTCTTTGAAACCCTATGGGCGATGAAATTACAATCTTTTAATGATGTGGCTCTGGAAGAAACCAGAATTTCTTCTGGTGGAACGGGATCAATCGTCACCCTTCCGTATTCCTTCGTCCTTCTAACTTCAACGTTATAGGTTATTTGTACGTCAATCAAACCTTCCAATGATTCTTCTTCTTCAACGTTTTCTTCTACATTGATAATTTCTATTTCATCATCAATTTGCAAAGCTTGATATTGGGTTTCGTCTAAATTCTTATATGTTTCTTTTTTTTGTTCTTTGGATGATTTCCAATAGACTTTGCAAAAACCATTTTTTTGCAATAGCGCGGTCTTGAACATTGACTGCAATATTCCAAATCCATCATTGTCGTGATTGAATATGAAATTACAGTAATCGGAAATTTGCTCCGCGTAAGGAACGTCCTCCGGTTGCATCGGTTCAAAATTAACAACCTTGTCCGATTGCGTGAACATCCTCATCAAGCTTGGAAGAATGGATTCAACAACCTCAAGCAAGTCTTGTGAGACTACGCTTGATCGTCCTTCCACTTCATTTCCAAGAGGCTCTCCCAAATAATACTTGAGAGCGTTCTCCCGTTGCTTTGACAAATCACTTGCATAAAAACCAAGAGAACCTGTAATTTCCTGTGATATTAATGAAAGTAATTTTTGCTTTGATAATCGTGCCATCTGTTAAACTATTCCTAAATTATTGTATTCTAATTTTGTTGTCCATTGAGTCGTTTGTTGGTTGCCCACCGCGAAATATCTGAACGAATCAGAAGCGTGGCTTGTCCAGTCGTGAACCGGCTTGTTTTTTATTTCACCCTTGTCGTTCGTCGCCCAGCGGTATTGCCGTAGGGCATCCAATCCGTTTTTGCATTTTTCGTGATCCCACCAACATCTGCTCAGAATCATACGAACCGCGTTTATCCCATCCTCGACAGGAAGCTTGGGAACGATGGAAGTTCTCATTCCTAAAGACTGTGCGGTTTCTAGTCGCGAGACTCCAGTTCCCAATTCCCTGACTTTTGCATCGTGTGGGAGGTAATGCGTATCGTAAATGTATTTTTTTTGATCCAATAATTGAGCGTAGTATTCTAAAGATTCACCGCTATCTTCAATATAATCTATTATATGAAAAGCGCTTCCTTTTGTTTGTACACACCAAATACTCGTCTTGTCTGCTATGCCTAAATCCCAAAAGGTATTCACCTTAATGCCAAGTTCATAAGGAACTTTGGTTATGCGGTTTTCTTCTTCCGCTAATTGTAAACCTTTCGCGTATATAGAACCGATAGCTGCGCTATCGAACGAACATTCAAACTCCGCTTCGTAAACTTCTTCGGGCATTAAATGTTTCGCTTCGTTCAATTCCAAGTCGGATATGATTCCGGTTTCGGAAGATTTAAAGCATTCGGCGTACCAAGTGTCTTGATGCAAGGCGTAATCGTACAAGTCAAAAAAAGCGTTATGTCCTGCGGGTGTTCCTATCCCTATCATAAACCCTTCGCGGTCTGACAAGGCGGGACGAATTACTTCCGTCCAAAGTCTAGGTGGCATCAAAGCCACTTCGTCAAGAACCACGCCGTCTATGTATAATCCTCTCAAGCTGTCCGGTCGTTCGCATCCTAATAATTGGATTCTAGCGCCGTTGGGTAAATCCACCCTTAATTCTGTTTCGTGGTAATTTACATCCGGCAACACGCCGGTATATTCTTTCACGTAGTCCCACGCGTTTTTTTTCGCCATCGAATACGTCGGGCAAACATAATAGTAACGTGGGCGGGTGAGCGGATTTTGCAAAGCTTTTTTAAGAAGCTCGTTTATGCATAAAACCGTTTTCCCGAACCTTCTATGACAAACTAAAACGTTAAAGCGCTTTAATTTGTTATGAATTTCCTTTTGATGCTTTCTTGGCTTGTAGGGTATGACGATTTTCATTTTTCATTTTTTTGCCCATCCAAATAATCGCGAATCCCCGCTACGTCCTTTCCCTTTACCACTCCCTTTCCAACCCTGTCGGGATAAACCGTCTTGTTGTTGATAGCTAGTACCAACGC